GGTCTGCTACAGGTGCAATAGCTACAGTAGAAGCTAAAACTTCTGAAAGCTTACTAAGTGTAATAGCTACATTTACAGTAGGCACAATTAAACCTAGTGTATCTGAAACATTAGCAGCAGTAGTTGGCACAGTAGGTGCTCCTTCCGTAACAGCTAGATCATCTTCTAAAGCACAGATTGTAGGACTAGCATTAACTGGTTCTATAAATTCACCAGAGCCAGTAGTAGAAGAAGCACTACAAAGTGTAGCTGCAACAATATCATTAGGTAGTATTAACGTAACTGTTATTGAAAAACTATCAAGTGTTTCTTCTTCTGCTGTAGTAAACTTACCGGCAGCAAACGTATCATCAATTCAATTTGATTACGAAGCAGTTAAAAACAGATATAACAAAAGAAGAACTGTCTTACTACCGAGGGTTGCATAATGCCTACCTCACCTTCCGAAAGAACCGTCTTAGTAAGACCGCAAAACCGATCAGTTTTTGTAGACGCACAAACTACTACTAGCTCTAAAGACAGAACAGTAACAGTAGAAAAACAAAACAGATTTGTATTTATAAAAAGAAAGCCTAGATCAGCAGATCGTGTTGTCTACGCTAATGAGGATTAAAAATGAGCTTTCGTTGGCCAAGTAAAGACCCTGATGAAACACTAGACTATAGCGTAGATTGGTCAAGGTTTCTTGATACAGCTATAATCAACTCTGTAATATGGTTTGTTAAATCTAATACCTACAATGTAAAAACAAGATTAAATGCAGGACAGAATTTAACCAACGCTTCTAGTAATGCAGTTACAGATACAATACAAAATGTATCTCAAACAAATACTAATTCTGTCGCAACAATAAATATTTCTGGTGGACAAAACAATGTCGAGTATACTTTCTTTTGTCAGATGACAGATGATACAGGTAGTACAGCAGAACGTAGTATTAAACTTCGATTAAAGGAACGTTAAGATGGCTTATGATTATATTGGAATTGTAAACGACATAAACCGTAGACTTAACGAAGTTGAACTTACAGGTGGTACAACTACGAATGCAAACTTTCTTACAGCTAAGGGTGAGTATTCTATGGTTAAAGACGCAGTTAATTCTTCAATTCGTTTTATTAACCAACATGAGTATGAGTGGCCATTTAATCACGTAGAAGAAACTGAAACATTAACTCCTGGTTTAGTAAGGTATTCATCTCCTACTGATTCTAAAGTAATAGACTTTGATAGCTTTAGGATTAAACGAAATGATACGCTTGGAAATGATACTAAAAAACTTCGTCTATTATCTTACGAAGAATATTTAGAAAAACATTCCGACTATGAATATAACACTTCGACTGGTATTAGAGCATTACCAGAATTTGTTTTTAGAACTCCAGACGATGGGTTTGGTATAGTAGCTCCAGCTGATAAAGCTTATGAACTAGTATACGAATACTATAGATTACCTGTAGATTTAATTAATGATACTGATGTGCCTACAATACCAGAACAATTTAGACATGTTATTGTAAATGGATCAATGCACTTTGCTTATATGTTTAGGGGTGAAACACAAGAGTCTATGCTTATGCAAACAAAGTTTGAGACTGAAATAAAACAAATGAGGAGCCTGTATATTAATCGTTACGACTATGCTAGATCCACTGTTGTAAACAGGGGTAACGTTTCTTACAACACTATTCAGGTCAACTAATAAATGCCTACAAATCGCCAAACATACCCTATTAAGTTTAGTGGTGGGCTTATAAGTAATATGAGTCCTTTGCAGCAAGGCATGGAGATGCCTGGATCTGCACGTATCCTTAGAAACTTTGAGCCATCTATTGAGGGTGGGTATAAAAGAATACTAGGCTACGAAAAATATGACTTAGATACTATACCACCTTATGGCATACCTGTTGTAACTGGTGCGTCACAAACTGGTACAAGTTTAAATATTGCAAATGTTAGACAAGCTCCAGAGGTAGGTGACAAGTTTAAGCTAGTACATGGTACTGCAGATATAAATGGTACATCTACTATTGGTACTTCAAATGGCCCAACTGCTCTTGTTAATGGTGCAGTAACAGCTGACAATACAATAATTGTAGACACAGTTGCTTCAGGTACTATAGCAAAAGGTCAAACTTTAACAGGCGTAGGTATAGGAAGTAATATAACTGTATCAAGTGTTACAACAGGTGCAAGCGGAAACTTTACTGTAGTACTGTCTAGCAACGTAACTGTAGCAGATAATTTAGCACTACAGTTTACCTTTAAGACTACTACCTTTGCAATAAATGGTATAGTAGGGACTATCTCAACAGGTATGGAGATTGTTGGTACTGGTATACCAAGAGGTACAACAGTAGCATCATTTAGTTCTCCTACTATTGTAATAGGTACTGCTGCTGATACTTTATCTCTGACACTTACAGATGATACCGCACTACAATTTAAGACTCCATATACTATTGGTGGAAGTGTTACATTTGATGATGATGAAAACAGAGCAGCACTAACTATATCACCTGCTCTTACTGCTTCACCTGCAAACGGAGATAGTGTAGAGTTTACAAGTACGACTAGAAATTATCTTGCAGTAGGTTGCGGTGTATTTCTTGACTCAGTTATTGTAGGTAAGAATGAAAGTCTACTTAAAACATCTGGTACTGGGTACTCACTTATAAATGTGCCAGTATATGGTACAGTACTAGTAAATGCTGGATCACAAACTGGTACTACTTTAAATATTGATGGGTTAACTTCTACACCACAAATAGGTGACGTGTTTAAAATTGCAGGTATAGATAAAATATACACTGTAACTGCAACACCGACAGTTAATGATGCAGGTGAGGCTGCTTTAGCCATTGACCCTGCACTAGCTAGTTCTCCTGCAGATGATGCTGTTATAACTTTTTTAAGTACGTCAAGAGAAAATGCTGGTAAAACTAGATTTTCTAGGTATAACTATACAGGATCAGAAAAAATTGCAATAGTTGATGGTGTCAACGTTCCTGCATTATATAATGGTTCTTTGTTTACAGCACTTAATGATGCGCCATCAGATGTAGCTGCAGCAGAATTTGTAGTAAATTTTAAAAACCATTTGTTTTTTGGAAAGAGTAACCTACTAACATTTACTGCACCTTTTACAGATACTGACTTTACAGCAGCTAATGGTTCTGGTACAATATCTGTAGGGGCAAGCATCACTGGTTTAATTGTATTTAGACAACAGCTTATTATCTTTACCGAGTCATCTATATTTCAACTAGTAGGAAATACAATAGGTGACTTTAACTTACAACCAGTAACAACTGACATAGGTTGTGTAGATAAAGATACAATACAAGAAGTTGGTGGCGATGTAATGTTCCTTGGTCCAGATGGCTTAAGACTTCTAAGTGCTACAGACAGACTAGGTGACTTTGGATTAGGTGTTGTATCTAAAACAATACAGAAAGAAGTGACAGACTTTATTACAGCCAATACATCTTTTACTAGTGTAGTTATACGTGATAAATCTCAATACAGGATATTAGGTTACAATAATAATATCGGACAGGCAAATGCTCAGGGCATACTTGGTACACAGATGGCAGGTCAAGGTGGCGAAGGAATGGCATGGGCAGACATAAGGGGTATAAGAGCATACGTAGCAGATAGTAGATTTTTTCAGAATGCAGAAACAATCGTATTTGCTAATGACGATGGGTATCTTTACCAAATGGAAGAAGGCAACAGCTTTGGTGGTAGTAACATACAAACAACTTTTGCTACTCCTTACATGCCAATCAACGATCCAAGAGTACGTAAAACATTTTATAAGATGTTTTTATATACAGACCCACAAGGTAGTGTTTCGTTTGATGTTAGTTTAAAACTAGACTTTGACCAAAAGAATAGTGTTCAACCTACAAAAATTGACTTTAATAATAATACAGGAACGGTTGCATTTATGGGTGCAGCTACGTTTGGATCAACAGCGGTGTACAGCTCTAAGTTAAAAACATTATTTGAAACTCAAATTATAGGATCAGCTTTTGTCGTATCTTTACAATACACATCAGATAGTGTCGATCCACCATTTTCTTTAGACGCTATAACATTAGAATACGCTACAAACACGAGAAGGTAAAAACATGGGAACAGGTTACACCAGGAACGATACAGCAAATAACATTGCTGACGGTAACGTTATCAACGCTGCTGACTTTGATGGTGAATACGATGCCATTGAAGCTGCATTTAATTCATCCTCTGGTCACACCCACGATGGTACTGCAGCAGAAGGTGGTGCTATTACAGTTATTGGTCCTGCCCAACAACTAGTAGCAACTGCTACATCTATTAATCCTAGCACAAATGCAGGGTTAGATTTAGGTACTACATCATTGCAGTTTAAAGATTTGTATGTTGATGGTGTTGCTTACATAGACAGTTTTAGTGGTGACATGTCTGTTGCTACAAACAATGCATTACAGTTTCGTGATCCACAACTAGCCATTAACTCTAGTGCTGATGGACAGCTAGACGTTGCAGCAGATACAACAGTTAAGTTTACATCACCTGAAGTTATTATGACAGATGATGTAAGACTACAAAGTGATGCTTCTATACTTACATTTGGTGCTGACGATGATGTTAAACTTACACACGTAGCTGACACAGGACTAGGTGCAACAGCAGCTACTGGTTTTCAACTCTCACTACAAACATCTGACATATCCGTAGACAGTGGTAATACAATCGGTAAGATTAGTTTTAATGCTCCACTAGAAGATAGTGGGTCAGATGCTATACTTGTAGGTGCTGAGATTGAAGCAGCAGCAGAAGCTAACTTTGGTGCTACAGACAACTCTACTGCCCTTGTGTTTAAAACAAATACTAGCGCAGCAGCGACAGAACGTGTTCGTATTAAGTCAGACGGTGACGTAGTATTCAAAGGTGCTGCAAATGATATGACTTGGGATACCAGCGCTAATGCATTAGACTTTGCAGACAATGCTAGTATTGTTGTAGGTACAGGTGATGATCTTACGATTAAACACGATGGTACAAATACTTCTATAATAAATACAACAGGGGAGTTGACAATACAAGGTGATGGTGTTACAATACAAAGTGACACTGGTACTGAAAAATATATGGATATGGATGTTAACGGTGCAGTTAATCTATATCACAATAACGTAAAGAAAATAGAGACAACAGCAGACGGTGTTGATGTAAGTGGTGATATTAGTGTTGGTAATCTTAACGTAGTTACAAATACAATATCCTCAACAGATAGTAACGGTAATATAAACCT